TTTTTGAACTCTTGACCAGCTTGTCTAGCCGCAAGTACATCAGGATGGTTGTCAACAGTCTTACGAACCGCCGCCTGTGGATTCTCAAAAAAATCTACTTCAGGTTCTTCCTCTTTAATAGGTTGAGACTTACCAGCAAGGTTTTGCTTAATGAGTTCGTCTGCTAATTTGCGTACTTCACCAACTTCTTGAGCCTGTTTACCAATCAGCTTCTCAGCCTCTTGGTGCATTTTGATGATGTCTGACAACTCTTTGCCCCGATATTTGTCGGGAATGTCATTACTCATCGGCTCAATACTGGTTTCAAGTTTCTGCTTTTCAACAGTCTCTAACTCACCTAACATCTCATCTGGGTTATCTATCAACATATTTTTCCTTTTTCCTGCCACTTTTGGGTTCTAGGATGACACAACGGCATAAATGCTTATGTTGCGGTTTTACGCTCTTGCACCAACTTATCACGATGTTTCTTGTCAAATTTCATCCATGAAGATGGAAAATGACCCGACCAACCTTCCAAGTTAATGCTTGGAGCAGAGATTGTGCGATTGGCTGAACCACCGCACTCACACTGAGTTTCCTGCGCCTCATAATCGCAGTACCTCTCAATTCTGTGTCCACTTACGCAGACAAATTCATACATTCTTTTCATTCAATTCCTCGTAGGCTCGTTCACTGACCTCTTTCAAGGTTTTCAGCCAAGTCAAGATGGAAAGTTCACCTTTTTTGAACATCAAGGTCTTTTCATCAGAAATAACGCTTAGATTATTGAGTGACTCTATCATATTGTCAATATCTATGCACAATTCCTTCCAACCCTCCATGCCCATCATTTCAAAGCGGGATTCGTAATACTTTTGTAGTTCAGGGGTCATTTTGCTTCCAACGCTGTGATTCGTGCTGTCAGGGCTGTGATAAGGGCTTGTTGTTCTTGGATGGCGGCAGTCAGTGTGGCTACCAAGAAGCTGGTGTCAACGCCTTGATATTTAGGGTTTCCATCTGCATCTACCGCATCTTTTTCGCCGCCCACACACTCTGGTGAAACTTCAGCCAATTCGTGAGCAATAAAACCTTGACTTGCAGAACCATCAGATTTCCAGTTATATGTAACAGGCTTTAATGCAGAAACTTTAGCCAATGCCCCCGTCATCGGTGCAATGTTTTCTTTTAAACGATAGTCTGATGATGTCAGGAATTGAACAGTATTAGTTGCGTTGGCATAAATTGAACCTTGTTGTGTTCCAGCAGAGTTTACAAATGCGGCAAACGTAGAACCAGCGCCTGCATAGCTTGTTTTAATAGACATTCCAAAATAAGATACACCATCAAATAATATATTTGAATATGCGCCTGCCCCACCAACTGTACTTGTGCAATTAATAAAAGTATGACCAATTGAATTAATACGCATACGTTCTGTAATGTTGCCAGCGTTAGGGCGTGTTCCAAACGCTAAATAGCCAGCAGTATTTCCCGCAGTGCCGTTCTCTTTTCTTCCAGCAATTTCAACAAAATCAATGGAGTTAGCAGTAGTTGTGGAATAACCGCCAAAAACTAAAGAGCCACCAACATCGGCTGCTTGTGTAGTATTTGAAAGAACTCTTAAATTACCACCATTACCAATCGATGCATTTGTGCCAACAATGCTTCCAGCAATACCTGTTGTTCCCCCGCCCCAACCAGTGATGCCATTTATATCTAATTTAACCGCTGGTGAACTTGTACCAATCCCCAAGTTCCCCGAACTATCAAACCTTGCAATCTCCGCACCGCCTTCAGCAAAAGCAATGGTATCTGCCGCAGGAAAGAACATCCCTGTATTGGTATCTGCGCCTTGAATTGCGGGTGTGCCAGCAGAACCATCAACACCAGCTATGCCAGTTGTTCCCGAAATAGTCACGGTCATAATAATTTCTCCTTGCAATTATCAAAATGCCAACGGTTTCCAGCGCCTAAATTAAATCCAGTTTTGTTGCAGTGAGGGCAACTCCAAGGATTTGCTCTGATTGTCTCGATCATCTTTTTTATTGACTCTGGGTTTGGTGGCACACCCTTCTTTTTGGAAGGCTTGCCAATTTTCACCAACCGCATACGCTCAATAGATTCGGCGGTATGTTTTTTTCCTTTGCGGTGACCAAGATTTTTTCTCTTGGCGCTCAACGTGCGCCGCCTATATTCTGGGTCTTCCCAAAGTTTTTTGACTGTTTGCCGAAGTTTTTCAGCCGACTCTGGCCTCATGCTAATACCAACATTCCACACAGGAGTTTTACGTTTGTATCGCTTCCCAAGCGAACTTGGTGGCTTCCCACCACCAGCAGTGATATTCCATCCAATTCCATCATTGGGGCGCAACTTGTGTTCCATGCCCAAGCAATATTCTTCTGTTGAAATTAAAAGTTGAATTTTTTCTAGATTATCCCAGCCATACTTATTGATTGCAAACTTCAAATGCTTGTTTCCCTCAAACTTGCAATGCTCCTGCATACGTCTATCAAAACAATTGGACACGCCAATATACCCCTGCGTCATCAGGTCGGTATGATCGGAACGCCTAATCCAATAGACGCTGTGTGTCATTTTGTTGTGCCGTTAATCGTTACAGTCATTGTGTCACCTCATCTGCTGGCAATGGTGTGTTTCCCTTTGCAAGCCAATCCAAATATTCTTGGTAGTCAATGCTAGTTGGTTCAAAAGCAATGCAAGCATTGTCAGATAAACGCAAAATAGTTTTGCTTTCAGTTTCGCCAATATTGGGTTTATTCAATTTATACATTTATAACTCCGAACTTGCCGCAAAGTGATAGCCAATAATATTTCCAGCAGTAAATGATGAAGTACCACCACTCCAACCCCTAGAGCCATTAACGTTTGCTCCTGTCATGGCGGCATTTGCACCAGTTGAGTAATTCCTTACATTGCCAGATGCGCCATTTGCCGCACTATAGAAAGTTAATGCTGGCGCTATTCTCATTACAACAGGCAACATAATAGTTGGCGCAGATTCACCAGCCGTTGTAGCCGCAACCCATCGAACTTCGCCTGTAGTGGTAACAGTACCCAAAGCATCTACTTGGTCATAGCTTTTTTGGAAATATCTTTGTGCAAATTGAAGTTCTGTTGTGTAAGATCGGTAATCAAATGATGTTGCAATAGATGATTCTTCTAGCTGAATATTGCAAACCACCCAAGTGCCTGAAGTCTGTGCGCCAACAGTAAGAACAACTTCAATACCTGTTGTAGCGGCGGCAGGAATGCTTATTTGGGTGCTGTATCTTGTCAGGGTTGATGTAACAGTAAATGTACCTGTTGCAATCTGAGTGCGTGTAGGACTTGCTAATGTGCCAAAGGTGTCAGCAGTGTTGGCATAGTAAGCAGTCCATGTGACTGTGGTCAGCAAGCTGTTTGAAATATCAAGTGACAAGGTTGCAGTAGAACCAGCCATGTCATAGCTGTTTAATGCCTCAATACGTTGACCAATCCCTACCGCAGTAACAGATGCCGCACCAGTAATTTGCAATCTATTCTTTGTTGCCCCTGAACCAGCTACCTGTGCCGCAGTTACGTTTGCACCAGTACAGTAAACATAGAAGCGGTCTACAGTTGAATAGCCAGCCGCAATCGTAGAACCAGCAGTAATAGTTGCCGATGTTGCTCTTTGTGCAATTTGCATCTGACCATTGATTATGCGGTTCTTGAAGCCCATTGAAGATGCAGAATTAAACTGCCCATCAAGGGTGATGCCCGTTGTTCCTGAAATTGCTATGGTCATGCTAACTGTTCCTCAGTTGGGCGTGCAAGTGTTGGGTGTTCCCACTTTGCGATGTAGTCACCTTTGCCATCACTGTCGTTTTGCAGGATGATGGTGGTCATAAAGTCTGCGTCTTGCAGTTCAGGATAAATTGCTTTGATTTTGTTGTAAAGTGTCATTATTCGCCCCTTGCCAAAAATCCACTAAACCTATTAGCATATCTAAAATCAGCACTTCCTGAAGTTGCGCCTGTAGCTGAAAGATAATAAATTTCAACGTAATCCGTAGAGCCATTTAAATACAATAACAACGATGCCTGAAATTGCGGCAAATAATTACTACCTTGTTCTACTGATCTGATATATTCAGAGCCATTTTTATAAAACATAACCCAATTGCTCCCCGAAACATTAGCATCATTTCTTATTTGAACTGTTAAGTAATAATACCCAGATACTGTTGGTGTAAATCTTGATGATGCAAAATTATTGTTTGTGTCAAAAGTTTCAGTATTAAATGTGATTTTTGTAACTGTGTTTGTAGTAATTGTTTGTGATGTATTGTTATACGCACTAAACGCAGGGCCATTAATGCCCAGTGTTCCAGTTGTTTGTGGCAAAGTCAGCGTGTAGTTGCTGTTTGTATTAGGTGCGGCAATGGTCAGCGTACCAGTACCGCTTGCATTACCTGATATGGCTACTTGTGACATTTCTTTCCTTAAACAACAGTCCAAACAGAACCAGTTGAAACTGTGACGGTGATGCCTGTGTTAACAGATACTGTTCCTGCACTTAATCCATTGTTGCCAGCCGCAATAGTGTAGTCAGCAGATACAGTCTGTGAGTTAACAACAATACCATTAGATGCCACAAGAACAGTTGATTGCAACTCACCAGTGCTAGGTTTATAAAGCAACTTAGCATCGCCAGTATAAATCGTAGTTGGTACACCTGATGTTGCATTTGCGAACAGTGGGTAAAGATTGGTTGATGTGCTTGTATCGTTACTGATACTTGCACCCGCTGTTCCACTAGAAGCCGCAGTAATCAAACCTTTTGCATTGACTGTGATATTTGCCGCTGTGAACGAACCAACATTACTATTGACTGTTGCCAATGTGCCAGCCGCAGTTACATTTGCAGAACCATCAAAACTAGGGCTTGTATAAGTTAAGTCTCCAGTAATTGCAATAGTTCTACCTGTTGTCAGTGTTGCGGCAGAACCAGTAGTATTCTGGTTCAGTGTAGGAATGTCAGCGGCAACAACAGCCCTGAATGTAGGTGCGCCAGCAGAGCCATTAGGTGCGGCTAAAACAAAGTTTGCAGTCTTAGACGCATAAGGATTCTGAGTGTCGCCATAGCCAGTTGCTAAAGATATAGCAGGAGTAGCACCACCACTAGAGGCAACTGGAGAAGTACCTGTTACAGAGGTAACTGTTCCTTGAAACTGGTCAGCAGAGGAGATGGTGAAGTTAGGGTAAGTGCCAGTAATAGTTGTTGTACCGCCTTGGGTCAAAGCAACAGTCTGGTCAGGTGCGGTGTTAGTAATTGTCAAAGTGCCAGAGGATGTGATTGGACTACCACTAACGCTAATACCTGTGCCAGCCGTAGCCGCAACAGAAGTAACAGTACCAACCGACACCGCACCAGTTTGTCCGTTAACAGAAGTAACCAAGTTACTTTGGTCAATTTTCTGCCATACAGAACCATTGAACAGCAACCAATCGCCAATTTGCCAATCAGTAATGCCGTTTAGGTTGGTAGAACCAGCAGTAGAAACAATGTAGTAGTAGCCATTTACTCCGACACTACTTGTTAATGTCGGTGTATTTGTATTTGCATTCCAAGTACCCTGATAACTCAATCCACCAGCTACAGAAGCCCATGAAAGAGCAGTTCCATTGGTAGTCAGATACTTGCCTGAGTTACCTGTCTGACTAGGAATTAGATTGGTAATCTGAGTCTGTAGGGAAGCTAGAGTATCAAGTACAGACTGAGAAGTGCCGCCACCATTAGTAATGACTTTGATGCGTTCAGCAAGATCAGGAGCAACAACCTCTCCAACATTAAGTTCAATCCCACTAGACAAAGTAATGATAAGTGAACCATCAAAATCAATACGAGCATTGGAGACAGACACACCATCAACACCATCCACTCCATCACGCCCATCTTGACCACGCTCACCCCGATCACCTTTTGCTCCATCCCTGCCGTTTTTTCCGTCTTTTCCATCACGACCATCCTTACCATCAGCGCCATCTCGACCATCTTGAATAGACGCAACACGCTTTTCAATGGAGTTGCCTACATCATCAAATCGGGAACGAATGTCAGACTCAATCTTCTTGAGTGCTTGGACAACAAGATCAACATTCTCACCAATCTTGCGTTTCTGCACTTCTTTGGCTTGAGCGACAGACTGACGAACAGAATCCAAAACAGCCATCTGCTGTTCAGGAGTCATGTTCTTAAGAATTAACTCTTTGGCTAGGTTTTCTACATCCATTATTCAGTACCAGTTTGAGCAGAACTTAACTGCTTGGTAAGTTGGTTCAGGAAATCTTCTTCCATGCCTGAAATCTTGTTGTTTTTCTCAGCCATCTGCAATTCAACAATCTTAGACTTGTTTTTGATGTCAGCTTCCTTCAACATCAACTCAGCAATCTTAACTCTCTTGTCAAATTCCCTAGAGGCTTGGTCATCCTGATTAGGGAGATTCTTTGTCATTGCCGCCATGTTCTTTGTTTGAACTTCTTGCGGCATTAACTGCGCTTCAACAGCCAGTTTAGTGGCTTCAGCACGATTTTGCTCTGCTTGAGTAGTCTGAACAGCAATATTTGCCTGTGCTGTTTGAATAGCTAACTGCTGTTTCACCTGTTCTATCTGCTGTGCTTCAGGATTTGGTTGCATCATTTCATCCAACTTGGCAATCAACTCCATTCTGTTAGACAGACTGCTGTTTCCTACAATTCCTTTAAGCAAAATAGGCAAAACAGGGGTATTTGCACCCAAAGTCTGCAACAAACCAATGAATTGTTGCTGTTCATACTCACGAGCAATGATGCCAAGAGTAGCTGTAGGTATAAAATTCATGTCCACAGAGGGATAACGCTCTGGGTCAAACTGCATATAGCGGAAAGCCGCCTTTTTGATGAATGGAACAAGGAAATCTTCTTGGAAATTTACCAAAGTCCGCTTGTATTTCTTGATGATGGAGGCAACAGCCATCGACATACCACCACCATCACGACTAGATTGTGAAACCATGCCGTTTGAGTCCAGCGTACCAGTAGCCTGAAGCAACATACGCTCAAAATCTTTGGCAGTTGCTAGGTTATTGGGGTCACTCTGACCAAACTTGAATGGATACAGAATCTCATTTGGGTTGCCATTAGTCAGAATAGCCTTACCAGCCTTAATCTCAAACTTCATGCCACGGGGCAAGCGTGTGGCATCCATAGCAACCATAGGGGCAGTGGTCAAAGCGAGTGAATCCAAGTGAGCCCGAGTCTGAGCATCAATAGCTTTCTGCATATTGAAGGCTTTTTCCACTGTACCTCGCCCCAACAAGCGGTTCGGAACTGTATCGTCTTGGTAAGACATTACAGGTCTATCTTTCATCATGTAGGGGTTTTCTTCAGCCTTGAGCAACAATCCATCGTTGGCAATCACGACAATGGCTTCAACCATATCTGTGTAGTCTTCTGCCGCTGAATTCTCAGGAAACAACTCAACAATGTCTTTATTCTCTTCCATGTTGTTGAGGTATTCACGGGGAACTAATCCGTAGTACGTCAACAAAAGAACCTTTTCATCTTGGTACTGGCTTACCTCTTGGGTAGGCTCTAGGTCGGTATCTTCATAGGTGGGCGTGATGTCTACCTTGCGATAGATGCCTTTTTCAATACCAGCTACAACCTTGTGGATTGAGACGTATTTCTCAATAGCCACGCCCATGCAGTCATCAATAGATGTTCCATTAGGGTCAAACAAGAAGTTCTTGGGATTGATAGGCATGATCTTCACGCCAATCCTGTCCCTCTCAATCACGCCAATAGCCGCTTGACCCTGTTGATTAGGGATAAGTTGAGTAGAGGGAATAAATTCTTTTTCAGTCTTGACGATGATCTCGCCAATACCTGTTCCATAGATTTCAGCCATCAATTCGATCTGGTCGATAGATTTTCTGATCTTGTCTTTCTTGAAGTCTTCCATCAACTGAGCCTTAATCATCTCAACATCAATGGGGTTTCCATTAACGTCTTGGATGTTGTCCTCAATATCAAAAAAGTCGCCCTGACCAAAGATAGCTTCCATGATCTCAGCATGGCGAGTCTCTACAGCTTGTTGGGTAGCAGGGGTTACGATTCGGCTACGCTCAGACTCACGGGTCTTATCTTCAGCCGCCCATTGACCTCGGAAGATACGCTCGTATTCCAGCCAATCAGGAAGAAAGTTGGTATCTCTATAGTCACGCCACTTAGTGCAGTGGCTAGTAACAAAATCAGTTAATTCTTCGTCAGCCTCGGTAGGCTGATAAAACTCGTTTTGTTCTAACTTGACTTGTTTGTCTGTTGCCATTTATATCCCCGAAATAATATCTAGAGGCTCCCACTCATCTTCTTGGTCATCAACAAAGTATGAGGTCACAGCCAGTTGGTCAATGTAAGAGAGAGCATCAGGTAAGTCATCGTGAACACCTTGGGCGGGGAACATCAAAAGTTGATCTTTGAATTCATCCCAATCTTCCTCAGAGTTCAGCACAATACGCCCATGCTCAAACCTTCCTTGGAGACTCCAGATAATTCTGTCAGTCTTTTTCCTGTTGCCATGCGTTAAGTCAACTATGTGGGAATATACATTATTTTTCCTCATTAGGTCACTCAAATAAGGCAAAACAGCGTTTTTTAACGCACCTCGCTCAATTCCAACACTCAAAGGTCGGTATTCCCGCATCTTTAGCAGAATCGTAGCCGCAGTCTCCCGAATGTCCCAACGCCCATAAGCAATCTCTTTGACAAACCATTTGCCTTCATCAGTCACCTTGACAACAGCAATGGCAGTCTGGTCTAGCCGTTTCTTAGAGTTAGCCGCTTGTCTAGCTACTTCCTCAAATCCAGCCAAGTCAACAGCTACAAAGTAAGAACCATACTCAGGTTCTTCTCCATATTTAATCCATTCTTCTTTAAAGACATCTGACCCCGCATTGTCGAAAGATGCCATATACTCTTGCTTGAAGGCGAATGAACTTAGGGTCTTCTTTGCACTCTCGATTTCACTAGGGTCGATTAAAGGGTTGTCTTTGGTGGTGAAATGCCAACTTTTCCAGTCTGTATCTTCTTCTGACATTCCAAGTTTAAATATGTCATAGAAGAAATTGCGACCCTTGGGAGTGCCGATGAACATAGCCCTGCCCTTTTTGTCTGACAGAGAAGCACGAATAACCTGTTCCCATGCTTCGGGTTTGATGTCTGCAACCTCGTCAAGCACAGCGTAGGTGAGCGACACTCCTCGCAAAGTATCTGGTCTATCAGCACCTCGGACATAAATCTTTGCTCCGTTTATCAAGGTAATGTCCATGTTATTGATGTGGCTGGCTTGGATAACCTCACGCCCCAACTCCATCAATACATCCCAAATAATTTGTCTAGCCTGACCATTGGTAGGTGCAACATAAAGCACAGCAGACCCTGCACTACATTGCAGTCCTTCAATCAATAGGGTGATGGCTGAGAGTCTAGACTTGCCGCAACGCCGCCCTGCCGCAATGACTTTGAATCTTGTTTTATCAGCAAAGACTTCTTGTTGCCAAGGGAGGAGGCTAAAGTTCAGGTCAGACATCTTTGCTTTCAAAAACAACAACAGCGGAAGGGAAAGGCGCTGAATTCTTTGCTTCACCAAATTTCAGTCTGCCTTTAATGAAAGTAATTTTGCCTTTCATTGCATAGTCATGCCACCATTTTGTATCTGTCCTTGATGGCACAAGGCAAACAACAGTTGCCCCTTGTTGGCTAGATTCATAGGCTTTTTTCATCCAGTGTCCTATTTCTTTTCCATAAGGAGGATTCATCCAACATTTGCCATTCCAATCTTGAATCAATCCATCATCTTCTTTTGTAAAGAATTTTTGGCATTTAGCGTTTTCTTGATTGGCACAAACATCTAAATCAAAGCCACCAATAGAATCATTCCACTTTTGGAAGAAATCAATAGGAGTTGCCCAAAGTTCAGTCTTGCTTGAAAAATGTACGCTCATTCTTTTGGCTCTATATCTTCAGCTTCTACTGTGTTTTCCCCAATGGAGACACCGCCAATGCCTGAGATCGTAATGTTTACAGCACTTCTCTGATTCTTCTCTTTTTCAAACAGAGTAACGGGAAGCATTCTGTCCATACATAGCTTCAACGCCGCCATCTGTGCAGGGTGGTCATCGTCAAGGGCAATCTGAACAGTCTTCTGTACAACATTGACTCCAGCACTGTTTATCAGGAGTTCCTTGAGTTCCTTGACCCGTTGATTCTCAGTCTTGGGCAACAAAGCTAATGGCTTGGCATCAGCGT